AGCTTCGGAAGGCAACTATACAATGGGTACTACAACCCTTAAAAGAAAACAACACTGATAAATATTTAGCGAAAAAATTTTGGCTGGATGCGAGCGATCAGTTAATGTATCAGGGCAAAGCCCCACAGTTTTCTGACACAAAAGCAGCTCGTATGCCAGCGTTCTTTGAACATGCAAACACCAACCTCCCACAATATGCTTGAGGCCATCATTGGTCCAACCATTAGTTCTATACAAGTAGAGCTAGAAGAAACTTTCCCACCCGTCACACCTCATCCTAAACAAGACCTTGGCTCGATCATGTATCTCGCTGGACAGCGTTCTGTTGTGGAGTGGTACAACAAACGAATTAACAAGGATGAAATCTAATGGGCAAAAAAAGTAAGTCTCGAAAAAAACGCAGAGCTCGGATGAATCGAGCTCGTAATCGAGCAAGGCAAAGGAGAAACACTACCTCGAGTGGTTCTAGTAGAAAGAAGGGACCAAGTAAGAGAAGAAATTTTGGACGTAGAAGAAACGTCAGAGGCGTAGCATCTCAAGCACCGGGACAAGCAGCAAAAACAACTGGGCCGGGTATGTCTATGAGAGACAAAGCAAGAGCTCGTCATAAAAACTTTAAGGCAACCGGAGTACAGACTCACGGTGGTACAAGAAAGAACTACACCAGAAGAGAGGCTAATCGAATTGAGAAAGCATTGGGACGTGGTAGTTTTAGAACAGTAACTAGAGGAGCTAGAAATCCTTTAGGCAATAGACAGGCAGTGCAGAATGCAGTTAACATGCAGATCAATACTCCGTTCGGACCAATGGCAGACGGAGCAGCATACGCTCGTAACATAACTAACTATAATATGAAGTTTGGTAAGACTCCAGAAGCAAGAGCTAAAGCTTATAGACAAAGCTTAGATCCTAATTCATTCAAAGGACTATCTGATGGAATGACATTTGGAGTAGGACCAGTAGCAAGTGGTGCTGATTATGCTAGAGGCATGAATGCTGACCTTAACAACACAGAAAACAGACTAAGAGCTGGACGTAACCTTTTATCAACTATGACTAGAGGTCTAGTACCCGGAGTTCGTCGACTAACAGACAAAGAAATAGCTGACAGAAGAGGTCAGATAGCTAGAGGACCAAGAGGTGGTGCAAGATTTAACTCAAGACTTGCAGCATTACAAGGAAATATAGCAAGACGTAGAGGAATGGGTAATGGTGCAATTTTGAAAGGAGTAAATGATGTAGCACCAGTAGAGGAAGCACCAGTAGAGGAAGTAGCACCAGTAGAAAATGTAGTTGTAGATCCTGATATCAAGAAGATACAGGATGACGCCTATGATGATACTTACAATCCCGGTGGTAGCACTCCCGGCGGCGGTACTGGCGGTACTCCCGGCGGCGGCGGTATGGGCGGTATTATAGCTGGCATTGCATCCGCGGTTGGTAACAGAGGTCGAAAGAGATTTAGATACGGAAGAAGAAGGGGTGGTCAAAGACTACTTTCCAGAGGTAGTGACAGATTTGACACCATTAAAAACTTACCTACATTTACATTTAAAGGACTTAACATATAATTATGACGGCTCAATCTAGATACGATAATTTATCTAGTGACCGTGCACAATTTCTAAGCGAGGCGGAAGACGCAACAAAGCTTACTTTACCATATCTTATTAGAGGGCATGAAGAGTATGCCAAAGGTATGAAACAACTGAAGACACCTTGGCAGTCCGTGGGGGCTAAAGGAGTTGTAGCGTTAGCATCAAAGCTATCGCTATCGCTCGTCCCTCCACAGACTAGCTTTTTTAAGCTACAGCTAGATGAATCTCAGTTAGGTGAAGACTTTGGACCAGAAGTAAAATCAGAACTTGACTTGTCATTTGCAAAGATAGAACGTACCATCCTTGATGCTATCGCTGCATCAGATGATCGTGTAGTAATACACCAAGCATTACAACATCTAGTTGTAGGTGGTAATGCTCTTATCTTTATGAGCAAACAAGGACTGAAGTTATATCCTCTTAACCGCTACGTTATAGAACGAGATGGCAACGGAAACGTAATTGAAATTATCACAAAGGAACGGATCAATAAAGAGTTAGTTGAGAAGTATAAAGAACCACAAAATATACTTACGGTAACAGAATCCGAAGATCCTAACGACAAAGAAATTGATGTCTACACACACGTCAAGCGTGAGAATAATAGATTTGTATGGCATCAAGAAGTACGAGGAAAAATACTACCAGACTCAAAAAGTAAAGCACCAGTTGACGCCACACCTTGGCTTCCACTACGTTTTAATACAGTAGATGGAGAAGCATATGGTAGAGGTAGAGTAGGACAATTTATTGGAGATCTTAAATCTCTCGAAGCTTTATCACAAGCTATCGTGGAGGGCAGTGCAGCAGCCGCTAAGGTTGTATTTACTGTATCACCATCTAGTACTACAAAACCATCCACACTTGCACAGGCTGGCAACGGAGCTATCGTACAGGGTAGACCTGACGATATCGGTGTAATACAAGTCGGTAAAACCGCTGACTTTGCTACGGCATTGCAGCATATGCAGACACTCGAGAAGCGATTGAACGAAGCATTCTTGATCTTGTCAATCAGACAGTCAGAACGTACAACCGCAGAAGAGGTACGCTCAACACAGATGGAACTAGAACAGCAGCTCGGCGGGCTCTTCGGATTGCTCACGGTTGAGTTCTTAGTACCATACTTAAATAGAAAACTGAGTGTATTCCAGAAGACAGGTGAGATACCACGTATACCCAAGGGTATGGTTAAGCCAATTATTGTCGCTGGTATAAACTCACTAGGCAGAGGTCAGGATGTACAGGCACTTGGTGCTTTCCTACAAACTATTGCACAGACAATGGGACCAGACGCTATAGCTACATATATTAATCCAGAAGAAGTAGTCAAGAGATTAGCAGCAGCTCAAGGTATTGATGTACTTAACTTAGTTAAGAGTATGCAAGACGTACAAGAAGAGCAACAACAAGCTGCGGATCAAGAGCAACAGTTAGAAGAAACTAAACAAACTGCTAACTTACTCAAGACTCCTATGATGGACCCCACTAAAAATCCACAATTAGCACAAGCACCACCACAATAACATGGCAGAAACATTAACATATGATAACACCCCCGAAGCAGAAGTTCTGACAGCAGAAGAACAGGACTCTCTGAAGGTTGGTGAAGAAATGCAGCAAGCACAGGATGACCTACTTGCTGGTAAATATAAAAATGCACAAGAGTTAGAAAAAGGCTACCTCGAACTACAGGAGAAGTTAGGTTCTCAGGAATCTGAAGTAGAAGAGTTAGATGACGAAGAAGGCGGAGAAGGTGAGTACGAAGATCTTGACATACTCGACGAGTTATGGGAATATGAAACTCACAACGAAGAGATACACGAAGAAGCATTAGCAGAGTTACAGAAGATGGACCCTGTTGACATAGCTGAAATGCACCTAGCATATCGTAAAGAAGTAGAAGAGAACGGTGGTACACAGAACCGAGACTTTTCTGCTGAACAAGTTACACAACTACAAGGTGTAGTAGGTGGTAAAGAAAACTATACAAAATTAGTTGACTGGGCACAAGGAGCAATGAGTGAGCAAGAGACTAACATGTTTGATTCAGTAATGCAAACAGGAGATCCAATCGCTGCTTTCTTTGCAGTCAAAGCTCTAGCCTACGCTTATCAAGATGCAGTAGGATATGAAGGCAATACAATACAAGGTAAAGCACCATCACGAAGTGGTAATCAATTCCGTAGCCAAGCTGAATTAGTAGAAGCTATGGGAGATCCACGTTATGATAGAGACCCAGCTTACCGTAGAGACGTACAACAAAGATTAGAAAATTCAAACATTAATTTTTAATTATGCCTTATAGTAACTATAGCCCGAAGCAGAAAAAATTAGCTGCTTTGGGTGGCAACAAAAAGAAAATAGACAAAACAGATCTAATGATCTTACGTCGTAAACCTAAGAAGAAGAAGAAGTAATGCCTAAAGTAAACGGAAAGAAATATCCCTATACAGCAGCAGGGAAAAAAGCAGCTAAAACAGCCGCTAAAAAAACTGGAAAAAAAATTAAGAAGGGTTACTAATCATGAATACCTTGTCAGGAAACGGTCTGACAATAGGTCAACCATTGATGCCCAACTATCAGTTGACAATCAGACAGGGTGATGGAGGATCTCCATACACCGCACCACCTAAAGAAAAAACTGGACCTTTTGTACCAGCACCTAAACGTGATACAGCATCTACACCTCAAGATAGTCCACGACTACCTAACATACCTTTCTATAATAATTATGATGAAGCTGGTGGTAACAACCAGATGTTTATTAGAGATCAACAAATGGAAGATGAAGGTAAGCAAAGATTTAAAGATCTTACAGGTATAGATCTAGCTAACTTAGTCGATGGTATGCCTGATCCATCTATCATGAACTATGTAACTGAACAAGGTTTCTTTTTAGATGGGCAAGGTCGTGCTTACATGCAAGGCGGAGGTAAGTTCCAAGATGCTGGAGAGTATGATGTTGACATACACGGATTGCCTGTACCACTTGCACAGCAAATGCAGATCAATCCTGACCTCGCAATGGAATATGATCCCGGCGATACGGGAGGTGTTGTCATTCCACAGGACTTTAGCCCTTTACCTTTTAGATACTTCCAACATCTAAGAACACCAGCGATAAGACAACAAGAGTTAGATCATTTTAACAACTTTATTGAGAGCATGGGTGGAGGTTTAGATAGAGTTCAAAGAATGACACCTATGAGTATAGCTTCTCATGACAACAGACAGTTTAAGTCTGTGCCAGCTGTAGGACCGAGAGGAGATACTCCAGCTAGTAAAGAGTATATTGATGGTATGCTGCAACGAAAAATAAAACCATCAACTCCTAATAATTTATTCGGACTTGCATAATGGCAGTAAGAAAAAGAAACGTATCCCTTAAGATTGGCAAGCACAAGAGCCGTAAGGGAGGTCTCACAGCAGCCGGTAGAAGAAAGTATAACCGAGCTACCGGCTCCAACCTCAAGGCTCCACAGCCCGGGGGCGGTCCACGCAAGAGATCCTTCTGTGCACGATTCAGAGGAATGAAAGGTCCAATGAAAAAACCAAACGGCAAGCCTACACGAAAGGCACTTGCTATGCGACGATGGAAATGCTAATGGCATACAAAAAGAAAACCAAAAAAAGCAGCAAGTGTGGCTGCAAACACGGAGGTAAAAAAAGATAATGGCATGCACTTATCATGAAGATGGTTCACAAACCAAATCTATAGCTCAAAGACAAGAAGCTAAGAAAAAACCTGAGAAGAAAAGCTAATGCACAAAGGATCTAAACACGGATTATACCATAACATTCACGCCAAGAGAAAGCGGATTGCCGCAGGCTCTGGTGAGAAGATGAGAAAACCGGGAGCCAAAGGTGCTCCCACAGCGGCTAACTTTGCAAGATCTGCAAGGACAGCTAAGAAACGCCCAACAAAAAGACGAAAATGATTACTACCGAATACGGTAAGAAAAACATCTACCCAAACGAACCACCCATACAACTATTACCAGAACGAAAACTAATGTCACCAGAAGCAGAAAGATTTAATGGCTGGGCAGCAATGCTCGGATTCGTAGCAGCCGTAGGAGCTTACGCTACAACAGGACAAATAATACCCGGTGTATTTTAAATGGCAGCTATCTCACTAACAAGAGAAAGCCAAGCCAGTAACTGGCAGAGATTCTGTGAGTGGGTTACAAGCACTAACAACAGACTATACGTAGGTTGGTTTGGTGTTTTAATGATCCCTTGCTTACTCGCTGCAACAACTTGTTTTATACTCGCCTTTATCGCAGCACCGCCTGTAGATATAGATGGCATACGTGAGCCAGTTTCCGGCTCGTTAATGTACGGAAACAATATTATATCAGGAGCAGTCGTCCCCTCCTCAAACGCAATCGGACTACATTTTTACCCAATATGGGAAGCTGGCACACTGGACGAGTGGCTATACAACGGCGGACCATACCAACTCGTTGTCTTCCACTTCTTAATTGGAGTAGCAGCTTATGCTGGTAGACAGTGGGAACTATCATACAGACTTGGCATGAGACCATGGATATTTGTTGCTTACACAGCACCACTATCAGCAGCTCTTGCAGTCTTTCTTGTCTACCCATTCGGTCAGGGGTCATTCTCTGATGGTATGCCTTTAGGTATCAGTGGAACATTTAACTTCATGTTTGTCTTCCAAGCAGAACACAACATCCTCATGCACCCATTCCATATGCTCGGTGTTGC